AGATGGTCCTACGCTAAAATAAATATTACCAGTAGCATCTCCGCTAAGTTGTAAAGATGTCCCTGATTCATTAGTTGCCATGGTAACTGTAATTGTTGTTGCACTTGGAACCGAAGTTGCCATAAAAGATTTTTCTTCAAAAGCTGCGTTAGTAAAAGTAGAACTACTTAACCCAGTAACATCATCAAAAAGTACAATATCATCTTCATTCATTCCATGTGCTGAAGGAAAAGTAATAGTAACAGTAGGAGTTCCTGATGAACTTGAAAATTTACAACCGGTTATAGATGTTCTAATTGGTGTAATATCATAGTACTCACCACTACTATAAACATATAAAACTTTATTAGTCCCTATGGCTGCGTATTTAACTCCAGCATTATTATCAAAATGATGTAGGGCTCTACCAGCTCCGGTCAATTTATCATCACCCAATTGATCCCAACCGCCTATTTTTTCTGGTGAACCATATCTAAAACGAACGTTGTCACCATCAAACCATTGACCTTCGGCCCCGGTTTCTGTTACTTGTTTGTTAATTCCTGGAGCAAAACCTAGTTTTTGTAGCATATAAAATCCCTATAAAGAAGGCAGTAGATGTGGTGGGTTACTGCCTTCATCATAGAGTATATATCATCCTTTAAACCAAGATGGAAGACCTAAATGAAGACGTTTGTCGAACATATTATTTTTTGAGCCTGGAGTTTTTCTATTGTTATAGTGAAGAAACACTTGAGCACAGCTTTTACCTTTAAATTTTTCTCTCCAATGTTCTAAACTACAACCAG